TTCTAAGTCAGTAGACAATAAATCATCTAGATGTTATAATTAGGGTGCGACGGCACCCTTTTTTTATGTTGTCAGATAAATAAAAATAAAAGGCGAAATGTCTACGAATCGGTTTTACGCGAAAGAAATACAGAATAGGAACTATTTGTCCCCAGTAGGGTTCAAGTTTGCACTGACAAAATATCCTAAAGTTTCTTTCCTAGCAAATAGAGCACAAATTCCAAGTATCACTGCGGGTACTGCTATCCAACCATCCTACCTTAAGGATGTTAATGTTCCTGGTGATAAACTAGTATATGATGATTTCCAATTAACATTCATTGTGGATGAGAATATGGAAAATTATATGAGTATTCATAATTGGTTAGTTGGATTAACATATCCAGAATCAGTACAACAATTTACTGATCAGATTGCTGGTGATATGAAAAATCAATTTAGTGAAGGAACTTTACTTATCCTTAACAGTAGTTTCCAAACTCAGACACAGGTTAAGTTTAGAGAGTTATTCCCAATATCACTAACTCCTCTTGAGTTCTTAGCTGATGAAACCGAAACAAACTACTTTACAGCAACAGCATCTTTCAAGTATACTATTTACAATATATTCGCAGCAGACGGTAGAACTCCTTTATGAATCTAAGTGACATTGAAAAGATGTGGGAAAAAGACTCCCGTATCGATCCAGATAATTTACATACAGAATCTCAAAATATTCCTTCTTTACATGCGAAGTATCATCAACTTCACAATCAATTTGTGCAACTAAAAATTCAAGCAAAGACTAAGTATGATAATGTTTACTTAGAACGTCATGTTTATTACTCAGGAAAGGCAGATCCAGAGGTCTATGAGAAAGAACCTTTCCCGTATAAAGTTAGAGATAAAGAAGCAATGGACAGATATATGAGGGCAGATGATAAAGTTGCTCTTGCACAACAGAAAATATCTGTCTATGAAATGATTATTAAATACCTTGAGGATATTATCAAATGTATCCATAATAGAAGTTATCATATTAATAATTCTATTGAGTGGCACAAGTTCCAAGGAGGATTCTAATGGCAACAAGTTTAGTCACTGGTGGTGCAGGATTTATAGGATCTAATCTGGTGGATAAACTCCTTGAAATGGGACATAAAGTTATTGTTATTGATAATGAATATTCTGATGCTCATGATCAGTTTTACTATAATGACAAAGCATATTATGTAAAACAAGATATTTGTAGTTATCAACGCACTAGAATTTTTTATCATGATGTAGATTATGTCTTCCATATTGCAGCAGAAGCACGTATCCAACCCGCTGTTGAAAATCCCCTTAATGCAGTTAGAATCAATGCCCTAGGTACAGCAACTGTTCTTCAGTGTGCTCGCGAAGCAGGTGTTAAGAAAGTTATGTATTCTTCTACGTCTTCTGCATATGGTCTTGTCAATGAATCACCTAATGTAGAAACACAACCTAATGACTGTTTGAATCCATACTCAGTCTCTAAAGTTGCTGGAGAAAATATATGTAAAATGTATACTGAACTCTTTGGTCTTCCTACTGTTATCTTCCGATACTTTAATGTATATGGTGAGAGACAACCATTGAGAGGACAGTATGCACCAGTGATTGGTATATTTTTAAGACAACTTGCAGCAGGTGAACCACTTACAATTGTAGGTGATGGAGAACAACGTAGGGACTTTGTACATGTCAGTGATGTTTGTAATGCAAATATAATGGCAGCAATATCAAATCCTGATGAAGATGCTTATGGTCAAATATATAATATTGGTTGTGGTGTAAACTATTCAATCAATCAGATTGCTAATATGATTTCTGATAATCAAGTTAGTCTTCCAGAGAGACCTGGTGAGAGTAGAGTTACCAAAGCAAATACTGACAAGGTAAGAAAAACCTTTGGTTGGAAACCACAAATAGATCTTCAAGATTGGATTATTGCTAATGTTTTTTGAAAAATTGAGTTTGGTTACGGGTGGGTTTGATCCTATCCATAGTGGACATATAAGATATTTCGAGAGAGCAAAGGATCTTTCAAACTATCTCGTAGTTGGTTTGAATGGAGATCCTTGGTTGAAAAGAAAGAAAGGTCAATACTTTCAATGTTGGACTGAGAGAGCAGAGATTGTCAGGAATTTAAGTATGGTTGATGCTGTTGTATCTTGGGATGATGAAGATGACAGTGCCTGTGGTGCAATTGAAAAATGTTTAGATATTGCTGATACCGTTATTTTTTGTAATGGTGGTGATAGAGGTAAATTTAATACACCAGAAACTGATAAGTATGGTGGAAATCCACGAGTACAATTTGAATTTGGTATTGGTGGAGAAGAAAAAATGAATAGTAGTTCATGGATTCTTCATGATTATTTTGAGAGACAACGTAAGATACTAGGTATATAAGACCCCTCTAAATAACCATAGGTGGCATGTGGATTATGTCAAACTTGGTTATTAAAAAGAAGAACGAAGTATTTTTAGAGATACTTGCCGAACCACACGTCTGTCATGAACTGTCAGATCATTTTACTTTTGAGGTTCCTGGCGCAAAGTTCATGCCTCAGTATAGAAGTAAGTACTGGGACGGAAAGATTAGATTGTTTGATTCTAGAAAAAATCAAATTTACGTTGGGTTGCTTGATAAACTGGTAAGTTTCTGTAAGAATTATGAATACGAATATGAATTTTTAAATAACAAATACTATGGTACTCCCTTTGAAGTCAATGAGAATATCTCATATGAGGGTGTCAAGGATTACGTAACATCAATATCAAAATATAAACCTAGAGACTATCAGATTGATGGCATATATGATGCCTTAAAACATAATCGTAAACTATTGATAGCTCCAACTGCTTCAGGAAAGTCACTGATGATATACGGGATTGTGAGATATTTCGTTGAAAGAAATCAAAATACTCTGATTGTTGTTCCAACGACTTCCCTTGTAGAACAAATGTATAAAGACTTTGCGGACTATGGATGGGATGTAGGTTCATATTGTCATAAAATATATGCTGGAAAAGAAAGAGAGACAGACTCTCAAGTTATTATTACAACTTGGCAATCCATCTATAAACTCCCTCGTAAGTATTTTGAGAGATTTTCTGTGGTGATAGGTGACGAAGCACATCAGTTTAAATCAAAATCCTTAATATCTATCATGACAAAACTTGGAAATGCCAAGTATCGTTATGGATTTACAGGAACACTTGATGGCACTCAAACTCACAAGTGGGTATTAGAAGGTCTCTTCGGTCCTTCTTATAAAATTATTAAAACAGACGAGCTCATGAAGAAAGGTCATGTGGCGACGTTAGATATAAATGTGCTTCTATTGAAACACTCACCGAATAAATTTGAAACATTTGAGGATGAAGTACAATATATTATCGGTCACGAAAAGAGAAATCGTTTCATTTGTAACCTAGCATTAGATCTCAAAGGCAATACTCTCATACTTTTTGCCAGAGTTGAAGCACACGGACAACCATTGTATGAGATGATAAATAATAAAAAGATTGATAATCGTAATGTCTTTTTTATTCATGGTGGAGTGGACACCGAAGACCGAGAAAAGGTTCGAGAAATCACTGAGAAGGAGAGCAATGCTATTATCGTTGCCTCGTACGGCACCTTTTCTACCGGCATTAACATCAAAAATTTACACAATATAATCTTTGCATCACCTTCAAAATCAAGAATTCGAAACTTACAATCAATTGGAAGAGTTCTTCGTAAAGGTGATAACAAAACAAAAGCGACTTTATATGATATTGCTGATGATATTAGTTATAAATCAAGAAGAAATTATACATTGAATCATCTCATAGAGAGAATCAAGATTTATAATGAAGAAAATTTCAAATATGATATAGTTAATATACCTTTAAAGAAATAATGACTGATTTTCACGCAACAATTAAATTAATTACTGGTGAAGAAATCTTTGCTTTAGTTTCTGTTTATAATAATGAAGATGAACCAGTAATTATCATGCAGAATCCTGTAGTAATGAAAGTCTTATCTACTGGTAGAGGTCAAATGATGAAGATAAGACCTTGGTTAGAGGTGCCTGGTGATGATGTTTATATAGTAAAGTATGATAAAGTGATTACTATGAGTGAAGTTAAAGATAAAATGATCATAAAAGCATTTCAAAGAAGGTACAATTCTCATAAAGTAACTGG